CTTGGCTTTTACGAAGGTTGGAACAGTCGGCTCTACGGGCACCGCTGCTGCGGCGGGGGTAGGAGTAACAACTGCCGGAGCGCCGGGTGGTTCAATTGTGTCGTCGGCTGACACAAACCCAGGGCCACGCTTGGTTTGCCGTAGCGCCGTAGGCTCCTGCGTATCCTCTACAGGTACAAACTGCGGTCCACGTTGCGTTCGCTTAAGTGCCGTCGGCTCTTCCGCAAGGGGCGTTTCTTCTACAGAGACGTATGCCGGACCGCGTTGCGTGAGACGCAGGGCGCTCGGATCTTCAGTTGGAACGATGTCGTCAATCGGAACATAGTCTTCACCCCGCCTAGTGGGGCGCAACACAACAGGCCCCTCTTCAGGGAGGGTAGGCTCTGGAGCAGTAGGTGCTTGAGGTAGGTTCTCGGCAATCGACGGCTCTCTCCGCCCTTGTATTTCCTCTTGCTCATCACCCGGCCTGACAGGAGGAACGGCAACTGCTCGAGCAAGATCGGCCAATCCCTGTGGCCTGGCTCCTGTAGCCATCAAGAACGCTGCCTCTCGTTGGATCGCCTCCGGGCTGAATGCAACCGCATCAATATCGGCCTGAATAGCCCGCCCAAGCGCCGACGCTGGATCGACTCGTGGCTCTACATAGGTGCGATAGAAATCTGTCGCAAGCTCTTTGCCTTTCATGCCACCAGCCATGAAGCCGGTAGTTAGAAGGGTTTGGACAAACTGCTGACGGAACGCATCGACAACGGAAAGCTCTTGTTGTGTCAGACCGGCCTTGCGCTCGACAGCGTTCTGACCGAGAGCTGTGATGGTTTCAGTCGCCTGTTCCGCAGCAAGCGCACCAGCTTTCTTGCCAACAGACTCCAACATGGACTGCGACATACCCTTGGCTGGACCAGCAAATGCCTTCAGGAAGATCGCATTACTGACCGCCTCGGGAATGGCTTCCCACAAACCGTATTGCGTTGCAGCAGAATCAAACTCTTCCTTGGCCGCTTCCCAGTCATCCGCACCAAGAGGCTTGCCGTACAGGATCTTTGATTCTTTATCGAGCTTCTTCTTGACGCGCTCAAGAAACTCATCCTTGCTGGCTCGGTACGAGACAGTCCCTGACGCCGCCATGCCAGCCGCAACACCAGCAACAGGATTGCCGCCGGTCACAGTAGTTGCCGCAGACCCGGCTACTACAGACGCGACAAGGTTTGCTAGGCTGAACCCGATGGAAGGTCCGAGTCCTTGGAACGCTTGGTAGTTTGGATCTGGTTTTCCTTGCCGCTCCGGGTTCATCGCGGTGATCGCACGATCCACCCATGACTCGTCGGCAACAGGAATCTCTCCCGCGCGATACGCTCTAAGCGCGGCAGTCGCTACGCCCGCAGGGATCTTGGGTACTTCTTCGGCTATCACGCCCGCTGCCTCGACAGCGGCAGTAACAGGCGGCCTACCTTCAGGGTTAAATATTGGCCTCGCACCCCCTGCCTCGGTATACACCTGCTCAACAGGAATGCCTTGCTTACGGGCAATCTGACGTGCAACGTATTCGTTTGATGCCCTGTCTCGATTGGACGGGAACAGGCTGGACAATCGTTGCAGGAGAGTCGGGTTGTACTCAGTGATCTCTTGAGGCTTGCCTTTGACGAACGACGAGATGCTTGTCTCAGCCGGAAGGATGGGTTCCGTCTCTTGTACAGGTTCAAACCCAGCAACCGGAGCGGCCTCTACAGGGATTGAGAAGTCACGAGGCAATCGCATCGGTCCAGCACCGGCAATCCCCGGAGGGAACTCTTCTGGAGCGCGAACAGATGAGCTTTCAATTGGAGTCTTGGGTTGCTGGGAGCCAAACCTTTGACGCATGACTCGCGTCATAACGTCTCGCGGAGTATCTGACGGGAACTCTACGATTGTCCCGTCAGGGCCAACAACTTCAATAATTTGGCTCATTACTCAAGCTCATCGGTTTGAGGGTTGTAACGAAGGCGAGGCGCATCACTTACCCTAGCAGCCCCTCGGGTCAGTTGTGTTGCGGCGCGAGGCGTCCCTTGGCTTGGCGCAGCAGTCGTAGGTCTTGCTGGCGCTCCTGTGCGTTCGGCCAGTTGGGCGTACATACTGGTTAGCGCCAGTTCTTTCTGGCCAGCCCAGAATTCGTCTTCTGATTTTCCTGATGCTCTCCACGCCCGCAACGCCGCTCGGTCGCTGCTGGTAGGATCGGCTCGACGCCTTGCAATCTCCGCGTTTACTTGGCCAATAATCTGGGCTTGAAGTTGCATTTCAGCCAATCCAAATCGGGCTTGTTGATTGTTAAATTGCTGCTGGCCCTCAAGACGCAATACGGCTTCGGATCGTTTATCGCCTTCTTCACGCTTCCCGGCCACATAGTCAGCAACGAATCCCGCTCGATCCGTATCTCTGCGATTCTGCAGGGCCTCAATCAAACCCCTGTTCCTAAGCTCTGCACGCTCCTCCGCAGACTCAGCACGAATCCGTTCACGTTCCTCAGCAGACTCAATCTTTCTACCCTCAAGAGCCTCTTTCCGTGCAGCAGAGTATGATGCCTCGCCAGCGGCAATGTCAGCCAGAGCTTGCTCTTGCTTCCTGACATCCAGCGCGGCACGTTGGCCAAGAGCCTCACGCTCTTGTTTACGAATGTCGCGCATCTGCTGGCCATAAGCGTCCACGGCTCCCGCAGCACCACGCCCGATATTCTGGAGAGCATACTGAGACGACCCACCGAGGATGCCCAATCCGGCCTGCAACAGAGCCATGTTACGGGCTTCGTCTCTGGCTTCTCGGAATCGACTAGGATCGGTCATCGACCGCTCAAGCGCCAACATAGCTTCTGATGGTTTACGCGCCTCGGCACGACGCGCTGCGGCCTCACGGATGTAAGCGTCTAGGCTTCCTACAGACGGGCCGGGTGCAACGTACTCTGATTCGCTTGAGGACCAGATGTCTGCTTCGCCGGGGGAAGAGTACAAACCGCCCTTGCTAAACCGTTTGGCATACGAAAAATTCAATTGCGACATACGCGGATGGCGCACAGGAATCAAAGAATTGACACCAACTTGACCACCAGCTAGCGGCCTTGAGTACCCAGCAGTCACTGCTTGCAAGTCACTTGGCGTTCCCGTTGCGCCCAACGAAACCTCGCCTGCCCCTAGTGATTTAGCAGCCAGCAACTGCGCAACGGTTGGAGACCCTTCTTGTTTGAGAAGCGACGCAAGTAATCTGCCGTCTTGCAAGTTTTTCAAATACTCCAGCACAAGCGTCTGCTCTTCTTTGTCAAGGCCTGGGCTAGGATTTTTTCTTACGCTAGCCCTAACGCCGCCACCTTCATCAAACGCCACAATGCCACCCGTCGCGTAGTTCTGCTCATTGAACATCTGCGTTGGAATGGCCGCAACTCCGTTCATCGGGGCTTCGGCTTGGGCGTTCTGTGCCATGGCCTGTTCAAGAACAGTCGGCGGCGTAGGCGACTGAGAGGCTTGCATCTGTGCCGCTTGCTGCGACATCCGGGCCTTCTCACTGATGATGATAGGAACAACATCAGCCGGGATCTGGCCCATCTGGGCGAGTTTGATGATCTGCGCCTGGGGAAGCATGGCCAGATCACGCACCGAGCTATTCTCGGCTTGTTGGACTCGCAGAGCGTCAAGAATGCTCATGACGATTCCTTAGCGATTGGGGTTGGGGTTGGCAAGATTGTAAAGGCTTAGGCCAGTCAAGCCTAGACCAGACAACTGACTCAGGAAACTTGGGGGTGGGGTGGTTTGCGTGTTCGTACCCAACCTATCTCCCATCGGAACGCCGCGCAACAGGCTGGACATACCCATAAGCTGCTGTTCAGGATACTGGATTTGCTTCATGACATCTTGGTATCCAATGTCACGACGCTGCTGCTCAAGGCCTCGCTCAAGCTCACTGTACGCGCCCAGCATCTTGAGGCGATCAATGTCTGCCGCTTGTTCAAGAGTTCCAAGTTGACCCGTCTGTGACGCCAGCGAACCCAGTCCTTGCGAGGCCGCAATACGCTGCCTCAAGGCATCCTGCTGTGCCGTCCGGTCACGCTCAAACTGCAACTGAGCGTTCGCGTATGCGTCTTGCAACCCTTTGGTTTGAATGTCGCCCAACTGTGTGCCGAGATTGCGTTCACGCTCTGTGGTGGCCAACAATTGTCCTGATGCCCCTAGCGATCCTTTGCGTCCCGCAGCAAGGTTGGCCTGAAGCTGCCCCCGCTGTGCGTCTTCAAGTGCTTTGCGTTTTGATACGTCTATAACGCTCTGCATGTACGGCGACATGTATTGATCGGCCTGCGCCTGACCAAACTGTTGCGTATTGCCAAGCTCTCCTAGCGCACTGGCAAGACCCTGGCCGGCCTGTTGGCTGTAATCTTGCGCCGCCTGAAATGCTTGAGGCTGGGTCAGCCCCATGATGCCGCTGTAAAAGTTCTGCCCTGCCTGAGTGGTGTTCAGTCCAGCAACTCGGTTTTGCGGACCGTAGGCTTGAGACTGAAGATAGGGCGCATAGACATCTTGAAAGCTACGCGAGTAAAACTTCTGCGCCTCACCCAGAAGGCCAGGTGAAAACCCTTCTGCTCCCGGTTCGCCAACCCCAGTGAAGTAGTCTTTTAGCTCCGGCGAGATCGCATTGACTTCGCGGATCGTAGTAGTTGAAGCTCCGTTGCTCATGGCATTCGTCCTTATGCTGGCATCTGTTGAGCGGGCTTGATCTGTCGCCCTTGCTTGGGGTTCCCAGTACGAGCGCGACGAACCCTATCCATCATGGCGTAGAGTTGCTTTGCTCCCGCTTTGCTTGATCCGTTACCAAGATGACTGACCACATCAGCCGGGATGACAAACTCTCCGTCCGCCAAACGAGCCGGTTGCTTGTTTGAAATGACCGCCGGAACCGAGTCGCTCATGCCATCCCCTCGGCCATCAATGTATCGAGGAGGCAGGGAGCCAAGCCCAGCCCGGCCCACGTTTCCGCCAGCCGCAAACCCCATTCGATACTTGGTCAGAATATATTTGCGCCGTTCGATCTCCTGTTCTTCCGGAGTCATGTCTTCCCATTTTTTCTTGGTAGGCGTAGAGAACGGTGATGCGTCTAGCAGAGCCGGGTTGGTGATATACATATTATCGACCCCACCGTCCCCGCCAAGCGAGGCCGCTGGGCCAGCCATGCCAGCATTTGCCGCAGCTATGGAATCCGTCACGCCCTGACTCATTGAGGCATCAATGCTTTCATTTGACGCCACCATACTCCCAAAGTCTTGGCCAAACGACCCACCATAATCGCCACCAAACCCGCCAATCGCCGGTCCACCGACATCCGCAGCCGCTGCGGCGGCATCGCTTACGGACCCTGAGTCATTGCTGCCGCCAGCATCACCATCGTCACCATCACCACCACCAACAAACTTGATGGGATACGGGCGGATTGGCACGTTTTTGGTGTTGATTGCCCCGCCTTGCTGGAGATTGAGAGGGCTTGAACGAACCGCGTATTGCGCCCTACGACGAGCCTGGGCAATGCTTTCCATGGCTTTGTCGTATTCTTGCTGGCTGATCTTTTGCTGTGCCAGAGCCTGCTTCGCGTACTTCTCTTGTTCGTCTAGCGCGGCCGTTCCAAGAGCGCCAATGCCGGTTGCAGACATGGCTCCCTTACCAAACTGGCCGGTAAACGCTTCTTGCGCTGCGGCTCGCATGGCTGGATCACTAGAAAATAGCTTGCTAAGTCCTTCGCTGGCTGTTCCCATGGGAGCCGCAGAAGAGATCGGCGCTCCACTTACCCCTCTCAAGCCCGCCACGCCAGCCTCTTGTGCTGCCAACATTGATTCAGCGCCCGGTGTAGCCAAGGAACCATACCCGACAGGAGCGCCCGCCACGGCTGCCTGTGCTTGCGGACTCATTTTGGCAAGTTCTGCGGCGGTAAATTCACCAGACGGCGCGGCACCAGCCGATGCGCCACCAGCCGCTTGCAAACCTTGCATGGCTGAACTCAGGCCATACGACAACAAGCCCCCGGTTAAACCACGCTTGAGATCAAACCCTTTCTCTCCTGAAAGCCCTCCTGCGATTGCTCCCGCCGCTCCAGCACCCAATGGAGTGGCCAACGCTGGGAGGGCAGCAGCTAGTGGAGGAAAGAAAGCCGCCGCAATTGGCGCAATCGCAGCCAAGCCTCGGAGTAACTTGCGGAGTTTGAACGCCTCGGGAAGTCCTGTCTCCGGGTTGATCGTCATCGTATCGCCTCGCATACGGGCCATACGCTGAAGGTTCATCACCTCGTCAGGAGACATGTGAACAAGCATTGAGTCGCCGCGACGCCCTTGTGCCGCTAGACCGGCTAGTCCACCGCCTGCGAATGCAAGCTGCGGCAGTCCTTGGTAGTGCATCATGTCCGAGTCCTTGATGATAGGTATTCCGGAATTTATGTGATTGTGACTGTTACGCTACCCACGAGTCCAGCAGAGACCGTTCCAATTGGCTCTGCTGACAGCGAAGGAACTGTCAAACTTGACACCATATCAACCGTAAGAATGACAGACGGAATGGCCGGTCCTACGGTTGGCGTGTTGTTGTGTTCAAGCAGGATGTTGGTGTCGTTGCCTGCCCACATCAACTGAAAGAAGTCGCCGGCATTCATGGTCAGCATGAAGTTCCACGCCGCTACTACTGCCGCGTTTGAGCCTTGAAGCGTCACCTGCGTGTTAGAGCTAGGAACATTGACTCCGTTGACTCTTGCCCAGAAGAAAGCGTCTCCAGCACTAGCGTTGGTTTTGATGACCTGAGCGGAGAACTCAAAGTTATACACACCGTCATACGGCACGACAATCTTTGACCCGTCCTGAATAATCACACCAATCTCAGACTCAATTTGGTTGACCGTAACAGGATAAGGAGTGTTGGTCGAAGCCAGCGTCTGATCTACGTTACTAAAGTAACTTCCGTGAGGCATTGCTAGGAGATGGCCAGACCCAATGAAGTTTCCGCCGTAGAAGTTCAAGGCACGATATGACTGCGCCTGATTCGGTGCAGAAGAGTCCAGCAGATTGAAGTACAACGTCAAGGCGCGTATCAACTGATGGACGTAACGCTTGTCGTACTGATCTCCCGGCAAAGGGAGCGGCGGCGCTCTGAAGTTTTCCAGAGCCATTTAGCGCCTTCCATCCTTGGTGACATCTAAACGAGGAGAGCCAAGTTGCCAAGTAACACCTAGACCATCAGATTGAATTTTGAGCGCCATCTGCCTGGCTCTGGCTCGTATGAATATCTGATCCGTATAGACATTCACAGAGCTTTGTACAACTGCTTGGTTATCAAACGCATCGTCTTGATATTGAGATCCGGGAAAGTTCCTTGGTCTGATCATAAAATCTACAGCCGGGGTTTCAGCCGTTGACCCGCTGAAGTCAACATCGGGTATGACCCTTCGGCTCAACATGAAGTTCTCACCATCTCCAAGGTCAAAGTCAGAAGACTGGATGTACGCCTCCATCGGAGCGCCGTTTGCATCCACCCCCCGCTCATGATCGTAGAGGATGTTCTCTGTTCCAACGGCTTGCGGGTACTCGCGCTGTGCTGCATCCAGCCATGCCGTCCGATCCATCGTTCCAAAGTGCCACACTTTCTCCAGATAGTTGTAGACGACATAGCTATCGTTGAATGTTGCCGTAGCACTAGGATAGAACCACCATATCTCATGAAACGCCTCGTTGGTTCCAGAGACGACTTGATCCGTCTGGCTGTAGTTCAGGTTGTTAAACACATAGTTCCGCAAGGTACAGGGGAGCGTTTCCACGACACCACCATATGCGTAGAACTTGTCTGCGCCCATCCAATACGTCACGTTGTTCGCGGTCGATACAGACCGAGGACTCATGATAGAGATGTTGTCTGCGTACTCTTGTAAGTCAAAGATGTCTGTTGTTCCAAGGTACTGGAATGAGTACAAGTGGGTATCTGTGAAGACTAGGATGGTTTGCCGAGTGGGAAGCGCCCGAACGATACGCGAACCACGCGATACTCGACGAAACCCCGCGCTGCTCAGAGTGCCAGTAGACGGCACAGTTACTGCACCTGGAGTCCAGAACTCCGGCGCATCCTGAGATGCCCACCGGATGAGCATCGGATCAAAGTCAGTAGATGACGTAGACCCGTATGGAATGCAACCAAACGCCAACAGATGTCGGTCGTTTTGAGAGACCAAGCATTGCATTACCTCGCCAGGCACATCTGCTGCGCCAGCTAGATCCGACAGGTAAATGGCTCTTGACGACAATGCTGTGCTAATTGCTCCGGTGGTGCGTTGCCAATAAAACAACGGACCATCTCGGTAGTTCATCACCAAGTCATTGTCAAACTGGTCAAAGAACCAGTCTCTTTGCTGAAGAAGGATTGGCGATGACGAGCCAAGACCCCAGGGCACCGTTCCCCAGGTGGACGTTCCCCATCCGTAACCAAACGTGGCCGAGTCGTATCCAACAGCAATCTCATAAGAACCGACCACGGACGCACCACCACTACCCACATCAGAGGCGTTGGCAGTGACCGCCGCCCCGGTCGTGGGACTCTTGGCCACAATGGTGTATTGACTGGCACTAACAACAGTCGCAATCTCATAGTTTTGATTAAGGACTGCTGCGGTGATGTTGCCGCCCAACGACACAGCGCCGCTAAACGTGACGTAGTTGCCTGCTACAGCATTGGAGTTTGTATCATAGACCGTGATGGACGAACTACCGTTGATGGCCCCAAAGGTTACGTCACCGGCCGCAGTAATGCTTGCATACGGCGTGATGTCGTAATACTGAGCGCCAACCTCAATGTAGACCTTCTTGCTGGTTCCCAGAGCCAAGAGGTTGTCGCTAAAGCTGGTGACCCATCCAAACAGTTGACGGCAAACACCCAGAAAGGTCTGAGACGTGGCCGCAAGCCACCCGCCTAGCTTCTGTGGGTACCCAGAACGAAACCGAATCTTGTCGCAGTCAAACCATCCACCCTCATTGGTGTAGTTGGTTTGATCGCGGTTCAATCCCGCTCGAAACTGAAGTTTGACAAAGGCCATCTGACTTCCTTAGTAAGCTATTAACCAACCCGCAAGGCTGGCCAAGCAATGTCAAACGGAAATCCTGACTGGGATGGGAGGTCTCTAAGAGCCTGACGGTAAGCCGCCCATTCCGTCCTGTCAACCGGCGCATCAGGAAGTTGCGTCCAATCAGACTGCGTGAGCAAACCATCACGCTGCTTGCGTACAGCCGTGGCCCGTGCATCACGGATCTTCTGCTGCTCGTCTATCGGCAGGGCAATCACGCCCCACGACTGCTTCCAGGTGCCGTTTGCGTGGACTGGAGATAGTTCGACGATCTGTTGTGTGTGCCGGTCAAACCCTGGCAACGACGTCGCTTCAACCGCAGCGTAGCCGTCCGGCACAAAGCTGGGAGAGTCCGGATAGCTGGTGTGGGGGTTCTCAGCACGAACAGAGTAGATCGAAACCGGATACTGAAGTGTTTGAAGGTTGATTAGGTTCATGAGAAGTCCTTATGAGGCAAAGACATAAGCGGCTCCAGCTTGTGATGTTTCTCCGTCAGCCCCAATAACAACCACAGACGCACCAGCCGACATAGTGACTGAGGTGCCAAAAAAATCATTGGATGCTAAGTCGCTGGCAAGAATTTTTTGTTTTTGAGTCCATGTCACGCCAGATCGTGTAAACACATATGCCGCGCCGTTGTTTAAGTACGGCGGTGTAGTTTCAGAATATGCGCCAACGACGGCTATGTTTCCATCAGCAGACACCGCAACTGATCGACCAAAGTTGTCGTCCGTATTAGGGTCGCTGGCAAGTAGTTTTTGTTGTTGTGTCCACGTTGATCCGGATCGAGTAAAAACATATGCCGCACCGTTACTAAGAGTTGGAGACGTATCCTCAAGGTCTGCTCCAACAACCGCCGTATCGCCGTTAGATGAAAGCGCGACAGATATACCAAACTGATCTGACGATGCTAAGTCATTAGCAGTAAGTTTTTGTTGTTCCGTCCAAGTTGATCCAGATCGTGTAAAAACGTATGCCGCACCATTTTGCACCGATGGCGATGTGTCTTCACCAATTGCGCCTATGATTGCGGTGTTGCCGTTTGATGACAGCGCGACCGACGTTCCAAAAAAGTCATCAGAGGCAGCGTCGCTTGCTGTTAACTTTTGCTGCTCCGACCATGTAACGCCTGATCGCGTAAACACATACGCTGCTCCATTATCCGCGCTGGGTGATGTATCTTCTCTGCGCGCTCCAATAATTGCCGTATTTCCGTCGGCAGACAGTGCAACAGCGCATCCAAACAACGCATTTGACTCAGAATCGCTTGCTAACAATTTAGCTTGTTGCGACCAGACAGATCCGGACCGTGTAAACACATATGCAGCACCGTTATCAGTATTTGGAGAAGTATCCTCTGCTCTTGCCCCAACAATCGCGGTGTTGCCATCAGATGACATAGCGACTGCAATACCAAACAATGCACTGTCTTCAGGATCGCTAGCTGTTAGCTTTTGTTGTTGTGTCCACGTTGCGCCGGCTCGAGTAAAAACATAGGCTGCACCATTTTGAAAATACGGCGACGTATCTTCGCCATACGCCCCAACAATTAAGACACTACCATCTGACGACAACGAGACAGCCGCCCCAAAAAAATCCGCTGTTGCCGCATCACTTGCAACAAGTTTTTGTTGTTCTGTATAGGTGCCAGACGCACTATCGTTGCATCCAACTAACATCTTAAGCATCACGCATTCCCCACGCGAGCGCCGTATAAAACCGTGCTGACCTTCCACAGCACGATGGCTGTATACCCCGTGGTGTTAAGGGTCGGGGCGTTTCCTAGATTTGTCTTCCACGTCACACTCGGCCAAGTAATGGTGTACGCCGTACCGTCGTCAATCATCAGGAGCACCGCCTCGCCAGACGCGAGCGAGTCGGTTGGCGTGGAGTTGCCAGACAACGTCCAAGTCTGAATCCCGCCGTTGGATGGATCAAGCGCAGGCGTTGTGCCTGACAAAGCGTAGACCGTCTCTTTTGTGGCCCCGCCAATGGTCAATTCCGCAACCGTTGTCGTACCCGTCATGGTCGGACTAGCCGCCAAAACGATTCCGCCCGACCCGGTCACATTTTGACCAAACGCTGTTGCGACCCCGGTCCCGAGACCGCTTAACTTAGCAGCGTCCGTTGTTGAAATCAACACGAAATCTGATCCACTCCAGGCAACAAGAGCTGCTTGCGAGGCCGAAATTGTCACGCCTGTGGTAGCCGATCCTTTGACCACCACCGGGCTATCCGACCCATTACGAACGATGTACCACTTGCTAGTGCTAGGGGCGACGATGTTTCTTGAGGTGCCTGGACTGCCCGTGACCAATAGAATGGCCATACGAGACTGATCAGCCGCACCATTGTTTTCTGTCAGCGTGACGTTGCCGCTACCAACGTTAATGGTGGCCGCATTGGCTACGGCGTCTTCCAACAACGAGGTGATCTGGTCATTGACAACATCGCCCCACGCGCCGGATTCGGTCCCGGTAACAGGCTTTGCCAGGCCGAGAAGGGTGGTGTAATTGATCGTCATGTTTACCCCTACGTTACAAGCTCTGCCCAGGTTGATGTCTGGGTATCGTTAACCGGAGTCCACGCCGACCCCTGGCTATCATTGATGTTTGCCCAGTTGGGCGTTTGATTGTCTGGAATCAGACCCCACACTAGGGCTGCTCCAACCTGTCCAATCCCCGCCACGCCCACCGGGAACACAGTGCAGCCACCAGTAACAACAACAGACCCGACTTGGCCGGTAGCTGAGACGCCTGTTACAACAACCGGCGTAATCAACTCTATGGTAACCGAGCCGACCGCTCCTGTCGCGCTTACGCCCGTGACAGTGACGTTTGCACCGGCAGCTATTGCGACAGAGCCCACCTGCCCCGTGGCAGACACGCCCGTTACAGAAAAGTCGGCGTCACCAGTAACCGTTACAGACCCAACCTGCCCAGTGGCCGATACGCCGGTGACTGGTACATCCACATCTATGCCAACAACAACAGAGCCTACTTCTCCTGTTCCAGATACCCCAGTTACAGATACCGCAACGCCCTCACCAACCGTAACAGCACCGACTTGGCCTGTGGCCTGAGTGCCAGTAAGACTGACATTTGCATCGCCTGTTATCGTGACCGAGCCGACTTGGCCTGTAGCAAACACGCCTGTTAACGTGACATTGGCGTCGCCAGTGGCTTGTGCGTCCCCAACCTGACCAGTAGCTTCTAAGCCTGTGACGGATACGTCAATACCCGTTTCGACCACTACAGCTCCAACCTGACCTGTAGCTTCGAGCCCGGTAACAGCAACATCGGCCGATCCAGTAACTTGTGCTGACCCAACTTCTCCAGTGGCTTGTAGTCCAGTAACAGAGACATTAGCGTCGCCTGTAACTTGAACCGCACCGACTTGCCCAGTCGCAGAAACCCCAGTGACCGATACGTCTGTGCTGGTTTCAACCGTGACGCTTCCGACGTTTCCGGTCGCGGTAACCCCCGTGACGTTGACCGATACGTCTGTGCTGGTTTCAACCGTGACGCTTCCGACGTTTCCGGTCGCGGTAACGCCAGTCACGTTGACCGTGACATCGACCCCGGGAGGCGCGGCAAATACCCAGCCTAGACTGCCGTTGTTGGTGGAATTAGCGCCAGCGTACCAAGTCATAGCGGATATGCCCTCACGCCCGTGATGGTGAGGTAGTCTACCGATATATCACCCGCTCCGGTATGCACGAGCGTCGCCGGAGAACTGGCTGAAGTCCCCTGAACCGTCAACACCCGCCCTGCCTCACCTGCCGCTGTCCACTGAGAGACGCGCTGGGTGGTCGTGCCGAGAGTAATGTTTGTTGCACCTGTAGCTTTGTAGGTGTTCGTGATGTCCTTGAACGTGTTGTTGCCGGAGATCGTCAGCGCCCCAGCGCCACCTTGGTCGAGGGTGATGTTGGTGTAGGCAATGCCGCCGCCAGCGAAGGTTTTGGTAGATGCGCTGGTTAGGCTGATTGTGCCTGTGCCGGTGACTGTGAGGTTGGTAGATGTGACTGTGTTCCAAGCGGTTCCAGCACCTGAGATAGTCCATGTTCCAGAACCGATAGCAATAGTTCTTGTGTTGGAATTATTACTAATAAGTGTACTAGAACCACCAGACAAGGAAACATTATATGAAGCGGCATCAAAATTTCCGCTTGTAACTGTTAAAACACCTGTCGCCGACTGGTTTAAAGTCAAAGCATCTTGCAGCGTTACAGACCCGCCCGGAGTGTTAATTGTGATTGCTTGCGTAAACGTCCTTCCAGCACTTGTAATCGTCTGACTTCCTCGCCCCGCAAACGTCATCGTTCCAGTACCCGTCAGCGTAATACCAGTACCGTTGATCCAATTTCCGTATATGTCTAGTGTCGTCGTAGACAGTGTCATCGTGTTAGTAGTACGCGCCGACATATCTATCGTGCCGATGTTGTAGGCTGCGTTGATTGTCGTCGTAGCACCTGTACCGGGGCTGGTCGATTCAAAGATGCAGGTGTCTTGGGCCAGAGGGAAGTTGTCTACAGACGGAGAACCTCCGGATGACAATGCCCAGCCTGTAGCAGACCAGTTGTTGTTTCCGGCGAGGTTCCAATACTTGTTTGCTGCTGCTGTAAACGTAATCCCGCTGTTCCCCTTGCAGTCCCCGATCCGTGTACCCGTAGCAGGTGCGGCAACACCGGCTATCGTGATGTCGCGAAAGTCTACGTCGGTCAGGCTGACGGCCGCGCAGGTCAGGGTGCGGGTCGTTCCGATAGTGTCGGAACGGACAAAATGCCGCATCGTGGCGTTGGTTCCAGCGGAGAGCGTCAGGGTTCCGGTAGTGGTTTGATTGGCGGAAATAACAATATTTTTCAGGCCAGCAGAGGTGATGCCGGTGAAAGATAGGTTGTTGAAGCTGTTTGCGCCGTTGATGGTGACGGCGCCTGCTGAGGTGCTGGTGAAGGCGACGTTGTAGAAGGTTTTGCCGTTGCCGGTAATTTGCGGATTAGTTCCAGAACAATTAATTTGGGATGTGCCAGCAATAAATGTAAAGTTAGCAGAAGCGGTTTCTCCGGTACTAAAAAATATTGGTGACGCGCCTGACAACAAAACTGTAGCAGAGCCAAAATCTGCTGTTATTGAATTGAATGTAGATGCAAAGAACCGGCCAGCAGTTAAATTGTAGGTATCAAGATCAAACAACCCATTCGTTATCGTAATGTCGGACGAGCCATCATTCAAAGCACTTCCCAGCGTCCACTCGCACCCAACCCCATTTACCGTAATGGCTGCCGATAACGCCACCCCATTCGTCGTCAGCGTCTTACCTGATGTTGATCCTGTCAGAGTGATCGCACCCGTATACGTCCTCGTCAGCCCCGTAGCTGGTAGCGTCACGTTGCCGTGAATACCCACGATTGCAGTCGATCCGGCCAACGTCACGTTGCCAACAAGAGGCCCAGCAATGGTCAGAGCCTTCATCCGAATCCCGCCGGTCACGGCGTTCACTGTGGCCGTGTAGGCCGTAGCGTTAGACAGGCTGTCGAAGACAACGTCGTCGTGACTGCGAGGCACAGAGAACCCACTGCTTCCACCCGATGCGTCAGACCATCTCGCAGTGTCGCTCCAGTTGCCTGTACCTCCGACCCAGTAGCGCGTAGAGTCAGCAGGCTTGGCTGTGCGATAGACCGGAGCGGCTGCGGTTCCAGTGCTGTTGGCTCCAGCGTAGAACTCACCGGGGGAGGTCGCGGCAAAGCCAACGCTGCCCATCGCAAGGTAGTCAATGCTATTGGTACACGCGCCAGCGAGGATGTGAGAAGTGCTTGAACCAGTCAGCGTGACCACGTTACCCACCGTACCTGTAACTGTCCAAGCGCCAAAAGTTTGTGTGGTTAAACCAAAGGCGATGGTGTGGGCTACTGTTTTGGTTGAGGCAAGTTCGGTAAATTGGTTGTCGCCGCCGATGGTCAGGGTAGATATGCCTGTTGCGCCGCCAATGGTGAGTTTGTTGTATGAAAGACTGCCGCCTGTAAATGTTCTAGCAGCGACGGTTGTGTCGGACAGGACAATATTTGCGGTGCCCTTAAAAAACGCACCTATATTAGAAGGTAAATTAAAGACTGATCCAGTGCCGGATAGAGTCCAAGTACCGGAACCCATTCTTAATGTTGTTACTGTGCCGTCGCAAAAAAAGGCCCCAATTGTTACGTTATAAGTAACAGCATCAAATGTGCCGCTTGTTAAAGTAGCAGTTCTTACAGAGTCTATTGACAGCGCATCTGCAAGTTGGACAGTGCCAGTAAATGCATTAACGGTTATCGGGCATCCAAAAGTTACCCCGTTACTGGTAATGGTCTGCGTTCCACGCTTGGCAAATGTAATCGTGCCTGCCGTGCTTGAAGAAGTAACCCCTGTTCCAAACTTCCAGTCACCATACACAAACGGCGCATTAGTGCTAGTCGTCAACGTCATGGCACTCGTTCGTGCTGATGCATCAAACGTCCCGATGTTCCACGCGGCATTGATTGTGATCGTCCCCGTCACGCTGTTCACCGCTTCATCGAACACCGCCGTGTCTTGTGCCAACGGGAAGTTGTTGATGTCAGGCACCCCACCGGACCCCGGTGCCCAGGCCGTAGCACTCCAGTTCTGAGCGCCAGCAAGGTTCCAGTAGACCGTCTTGGGAGCAGGGAACGTGATCCCTGAGTTCCCACCGCAGTCTCCTGCGCGAGTCGGAGATGATCCAGCAGCAGTACCGGCTATCGTGATATCACGGAAGTCGCAGTCAGTCGCGGATAGAGTGCCAACGGTCAGGGTGCGGGTAGTGCCGAGGGTGTCAGAGCGGACGAAGATGCGGCGAACGGGGGAAGCTCCGGCGACGGTGAGGGTGCCGGTGATGGTTTGGTTTCCCCCAAACGTGCATTGCATCAGACCAGCCGATGCCGGTGCAGTCAACGTCAAATTGTTGAATGTATTTGCGCCTGTAACACTGTGAGTTACTGCTGTAGTACCTGTAAATGATACGTTATAAAATTGATTTCCACCGCCACTATATGATGTTGCTGATGTAGATGTGCAGTTTATTTGAGATGTTCCGGAATTAAACGTTAAATTGGTGCTTGTAGTAAAATTTACGCTGTTGGTACTTGATAGTGTCAACGTACTTGACCCCAGCGTGATTGCCCTGACGTTGCTGTTGCTGGATGAAAATTGTCCGGCAGTGACATTGTAGTTCTTGGTGTCAAACGTGCCGTTTGTAATAGTGAGATTTCTCACATCACTATTAAATGCGTCACCAAGTTCTATCACGCCGCCATACGAATCAACGGTTAAACCTCCAGAAAAAATCTTACCAGCACTAGTTAAAACCTGTGTGTTACGTCCGGAAAACGTCATTATTTGTGACGTACTCATTGTCGTCCCAGAACCGTTTGTCCAATTCCCGTATATTGAGTAGCCTGCCCCAAGGCTCAACGTCATTGCATTTGTCCGCGTGGACATATCGATGGTGCCGAAATAAGTAATATTATTGTCCAGCGTCAACGTAGCCGACGTATTCAACCCCGTGTTCTCGATAACAGCCGTGTCCTGAGCGAGCGGGAAGTTGTCCGTGCTGACAGCGCCGCCAGATGATGCCGCCCAAGCGTTTGCGCTCCAGTTGCCGCCTGCGGCAAGGTTCCAGTAGACGGTCTTGGGTGTGTCGAAGGTGATGCCTCTGCATCCTCTCAAGTCTCCAACACGAGTTCCGCTGATCGGAGCAGCAGTGCCAATAACGTAGATATCTCGGAAGTCCGCGTCGGTCAGGCTTGGGGTGGCGTTAACAGTGAGGGTTTGGGCGATGCCATAGGTGACACCACGGAACCAGACGCGACGGTTGCCTGCTGTGCCGGTGGTGGACAGAGTGCCGTTGATGGTTGTGCGGGAATCGAAGGTAACTTGGCGTACTCCTGCGGCGGATGGCGCTGTGATTGTTAGATTGTTAAATGTGTTTATAGAGCGAACGTCGGTCCCCGACGCAGAAGTTGATATAAATGTTACGTTATAAAATGTGACGCCCGTCGCAGATGTGGGTCCGCCTGTAATAGATGGGCCTGACGAAGTGCAAGTAATGGTTGATGTGCCAGCATTAAAAGTCAAATTTGAGTTCGTTCCAAAATTAACTGGCGCGAAACCGCTTAACGTCAACGTACTGCTACCTAGATTAATCGTTCGGGTGTTGAGATTGTCAGAGGATATGGCGGTTGCAGTAATATTGTAGCTAGCGGTATCAAATGTGCCTTGTGTGACTGTTATTGTTCCTGAAGACGTCAACGCATCACCAAGCGTCACCGTGATCCCAGACCCGTTGATCGTCACCGGCCCCAGCGTTTTTCCAGCGCTCGTCAACGTACCCGTGCCGTTCAGCGTCAGCGTTCCTGTATAAGTAAACGTCATCCCCGCTACGAGGGTCACGCTGCCAGAGACGGTAATAGCAGTAGAGCCTGCAATGGTCCCGGTAAACCCCGTACAGTTGATCGACTTGGCTCCGGTGTTGCCGGATGAGATCGTGCAAGTGCCGGTGGAGAGGTTCGTGAAGAACACATCATCCGCACTGGTTGGCACAGACGCCCCACCAGCACCACCAGACGTAGTAGCCCATTTGGTACCGGCAGTGCCGTCCCAGTTTGCCGTCCCGCCAACCCAGTACCTGTCGGCCATGACTACGCCTTCACATATTTGACGCCATCGATCTCGATGTACTCGGGCTGGGTTTCCTCAACCGGAGGCGCGGTCACAACAGCAATCCAGTTATCCCGGCGCTGTTCCTTCATGGCTTGGATCTCTGCTTCCGTGAACGTGTGATCGTCAGGCAGATGCAGGGCATCAGCGAACTTGCCATGAGGGGTTTCGAACGAGAAGTCGATCTTCATGGCAAGTGTCCTCATGCAATCCGGATTATCGCGTTACTTGAATCGGCAGTCGGGAAGATGACCTGGAACGTGCCGGCAGTAGACGTCTTGTCTGAACCAAAGTCCAGAACCACAACCGTCGGATCACCCGTTGCCGAGTCGTTGTAGATCAATGCACCACGGGCCGTGATGGTGGCCGTGGTAAAGCTGATGTCTGCAAAGTCCGTGAACGCCGTCGTGCTGCTCGAGGTCGGGGTGACATTGGTAAGAGCGCCGCCGCCAGCCGAGTACGAACCCGAGGCCGTGACCTCGTTGGACGTGGTGTACGCCGTGGTTGCTGCGGTAAACGATGCGCTGTTCGTGTACAGCGCCAGCTTGAATGTGTTGCCAGTGCTTGCCGTGAAGTTATGGATGGCTTGCATCAACTCCACCTTGAAACTGGTACACATGAAGTTTCCAGTAAAGGCCATGACTATTTCTCCAAAAGTTTGATTAGCTCCGGATGCCCCGCATCCCGTAGCCGAATGGCAAGCGTAGCCCGATCGTTCTTGATCGCTTCCTTCATGTAGAAGGCAACTACTGCTTGAATTTGATCTCTGAACGCCTGAGCCTGGTCACGAATGGCCGGGTGAGAACTGTTTCCCACCGAGATGATCCGGTCAACGGCACGCTCCGCAACTTCCTCGGCAGTTAGCCCACGGTTTTGCGTCGTCTGTACCTGAACAATTCCGCCCAGGAGAACTCCAACGTCATTCATAATCATGTGACCTGATACCTCACTTGTCCAGAACGATAGGTGTCTTGACGATCTTTGCCGTCGCCAAGTTTCTTGAGCAACAACATTGCCTCTTCGTAACGCTTGGAATACAAGGCCACCATGTCGGTTTCACCCTTCATGAACGTGTACCCCTCAACCAGCGACCCGTAAAGCAATGTGCTGTCAAAGTGATCGCCCAGCCACGTTGTGTTCGCAGTCACAATCGACTCTGGGTAATAGTAGTAGTGCATTTCCATGCTGTACGAGGAGTCGGGTGTTGGACCCAGAATCATCGTATCGTTGTCAAAGATCGCGTAATGCGTAGGCTCACCCTTGTCAGATGGACTAGGAAAAGACTCACGGATGTACTCAACGTCTTTGTTCAACAGGAAGCTCTGAGAGCCGTCAGCGCGAATCACAGACAACGAGAACATAGCCAGCCAGTCAGACGGCATGGCCAAATACTTGTTGTCAATCGTACAGTTGCCGGTGACGTTCTTCCTCAGCGCAGGAATCTGTACCGTGTTGTAGATTCGCTGCTCGGCCTGGCGAATGAACGTGTTGATCTGCTCAGTAGACGAAAACGTCACCGTCCCGGTTTCGGCCGTATTGGTCCAGGTGGTACTCGGAAAGTCGTTCTCCAAGTACCCCTTGATCGTCTCAAAGAGCGTAGCGTAGTTCACGTTTAGCCCATCTTGGTCGAGCTACTGTTCCCGCGAGTCGTGTTTTTGGTTCCACGGGTACGCAGGGTTTGGGTGTTGGCAATCCCGTTAGGGTATCCATTCTGCCCCATGGTGTCAGTGTACTGACGGGGCTGAGTGTACTTGCCAATCGGATCTTTGGTTTCCGCTGGGAAGAAGTGACACTGATCGTTAGCTTTGCTCATGACTTGCTCCGCTGATTCATAACACGAGCCATGTTGCGACCAAACTTGGCACGCTGCGAGTTCGTGACCCCACCTTTAGCGTACTTGTGCATCCGCTTTTCGTGGCCCTCAACCTCGCTCTTGGCAATGCTCTTAACCTTCTTCACATCGCCGCCTGACATGTACTTCTTCATGATTTCTCCTAGCTGACCGTTATGGTCACGGTTCCCACTGAACCCTGTGCCTGGAGATTATCCTCCAAGCCGGTAAGTTGCAATGGATTGTTCAAACCCACGGGGTTCCATCCCCACTGAATAATTCGACTACCACCTTCCGGAGTGCCAAACGCCTCTGTACTGGTTGGCGGCGCAGTCAATGGATCAGTCTGCAAACCACTAAGACCAGACGTGGTGTAGCTGTTATCTGGCCGAGGATTGCGCAACGCCTGCGGATCGTCAACCGGATACATGCCCAATTGCAACTGCGGCTGATCAGGCTCCCAACATGTAGGACACACTAACAAGTTGACATTCTTGGTCTTGATGACCAACTGCTTCAACTCTTTCAGCTTGTAGCGAAAGTTGCACCTATCGCACTGTGCAATTGCATACTTGCCAGATGCAAACCTGTTAGGCATGACTAAAAGAACATCTGCCGAGGTGCCAGCCGCAGCGGAGCCTTCTCTCGGTCTTCATCAGCCGCAAGCATCCACTGTTCTGCATAGTCCATCTTCAGCCGGTCCAGCCGATCCTGCCCCTCTGGAATCTTCATGGCGATGTAGTACGCCAAGCCAGCCGCCATACAGTTCAAGAAACGAAACGGCACTTGTTGATCCGTAGGGCCGTTCCCGGCATCTTGGATTCGTTTCAGTCGCCAGTACACAAAGGTGTAAAAGTCACTCTGATCCGGCGCTGGCCACACATTGATGTTTGGCAAAAACGGCACCGAGACTGTTGCGTTGTTCAAATGACTCGCGGCCGTCGTTCCAGCCTGGCCTCTCAAACACCCGGTGAGCGTGGTGCTGGTCTTGCCCGTGTAGCTGATGATCTCGGCACCTAGCTTGATGTAGCCAACCGCAGACAGCCCGTCAGTCGAACTCAATGTGATCGTTGTGACCGAGTCATTGATGCCGCCGTTCAGGGTCAGGCCAGTCGCGCTGGTTGCGCCTGACTGACGGTTGATCCAAACCTGAATTGGGCGACCCTGGGCGTTCTTGTTGGGGATGGTGGCGTAGGTGGAAACACTGATACGCGAGATGTTGATGTCGGTCTGATTCAGGCCGCTTTGTGTGCGAACAACATGATCCAGCAAATCAATCGTATCAATCGGCAGGGCATAAGTGATCTGCGCTTGGTTCAGGGGAATGACCCCCTGTTCAACGGTCCACAGGTTGATGCCTCGGTTTGCCCACTCAACTGTCATCAGATTGAGACTGCGACGAGCGGTTCTCATGTCATAGCCTGAGCGCACCTCTCGACCGGCTCGCTCAAACGCCTCTTCGACCATGCTATTCAGGTCGAGATTGAATGAGGTTGTGCCTGATGTACTCATCTTACGTCCTGAACCTTGCGGTCTTCTGTGCGATCCGTTTTGGCTGCGCTACAAACTGCTTGCCAGCGGCTTTACCTGCGCGTTTTGCTCTGGTTGTGGCTGCGTACTCTTGCGGACTCAAAGACTTAATTGCCGAGGCGGGGAGATACCTTTCTCCCGTGGCGTTCGGACCCTGCGTCGATGGCTTTCCGCTCTTCGTGCGCCATTTTTCTAAGCTCCAGTCTTTTAGACTCTTTTGCGGCTTCCGCAACATCCCTGTTCTCCCGTTGGCGCAACGCTCTTAACTGTTGCGCTTCCAACACAATCCAGTCGAAGACATTGCAACCACCGGGAAAGACTGGAAACTTTGCTGACTTCATGGCTAAACGTCAATCCCGGTATGAGCCGCCCTTACGCTTGTACTGCTGTGCCAGCATTTGGGCCTTTCGGGCGCTCCATTGGCCAGGCGCACCACCCTTTCCACCAGACTTTATGGATTCAAACAGGCGCTTTCTCATACCCGGCTTGGTGTAGTTCCCCGCCTCATTGACCCGTGACTCGCCACCCTCGGCGAACAGCATCACGGGCTGGCTACCATCACGCTTCTTGATAGCCCGCATCTTGGCGGGGGCGATCTTCCCCATGCCGCGAGAGACTCGCATCGTTACACCATCTTTCCTCGGGTTTTGCCTCGAGTCGCACAACCGTCTGCACGTTTGGAAGCAGAGCCAACCATTCCGCCTTTGGCTTTTTTCTCTGGCTTGTACGTTCCGATTGAACTACGCCGAGAGATGTCCGCTGCGCGATCCATCTGCTCTGCCATTTCCTCGTCTCGTACCTGCTCTTCCATTCGGCGCTGCACAGCCGGCGAAGGGATGTTGCTGGGCGGCGGAGGTGCAGGTCGCACTTCACGCGCCTTCTTTTCATCCTCGCCCATGATCGGCGGGTTGACGCTTTCAAACGGTCCAACCACACGCGGCTTCGGCTTGACCTTGGGCTTAGGTTTAACGGGTTGCGTCATGTCAGCACATCCCGCCCTTGCGCATCGTTACTTGCATGCCTTTGGTCTTGCCTTTCTTGGCAACACCGTCAGCGGCCTTGTGGCCAGCAGTCAAGCCGCCCGCAGCCATTTTCTTGACCTTGCCGCCGTACTTCATGCCCTTGGCTTCGGCCATCTCATGCTTGATCATCGGCTTGGGAGCGCCTTTCTTCTTCATAAAGGCGATCTCTTTACCCATCATCGCTTTGGACTCTTTCATTTCACCACCCTCTGCAAATTTGCGGCCTTTGTCGGCCTTGACGAATTCGCGTCCCACGGATTGTGGAACGCCCACCTTCTTTGCAAAAGCCGGGTTGTGAGACACGGCTTCCATGAACATGTGCTGCTTTCTGGTTTTAGAGGGCACCACCTCACCCTCCAAACAATCGTTTGAGGCCAAGGGTAACCGCGCTGCCAAGCGTCCCAGCAATCGCCACCACAACCCAGATACCGCCTTTGGTCTGGTCAATCGTTTCCTTCATGACCTTCATGTCTTGCCTAAGAAGATGAATCTCGTGCATTAGATTCCGAACATCAGCTTCCAAGGCTCCAAACTCCTTTGGGTTTATGTCGCTCATGTCAACACTTCCATCTACGTCGTGCTTGCCGAATGCGGCTGTTTGGATCTTTGGCGGCTTCGGGAAACTGCTTCATCTGTCCGGCTGATCGTGCGCAGAATGATTTGCGACGCTTGGCTCTTTCAGGAGAGGGCTTGTCCTCAGTAACAGCAGTCTTGAGCTTTGACCCAGGGTTGGCGGCTCGGTACGCCTTGACGCCTTTCTCGGTCATTCCAGCACCCTGTTTGGTCGGACGAAAGTTGCCCGATTTAACAGAGGTTGCTATGCCCATCCCCTTCTTTGCCATGTTACGCAGCCTGCGGAACAATCATCGGATACAGACAGTCGCGCCCAAAGTCGCCCTCGTATTCTTGAACGCCCATGTGACCCAGCTTGATGGTTGGGTCAATCCAGACTTCATATCCCAGCTCACGGGCACGGTCACAGAACAAGAAGTCTTCGCCCATATAACCCTCTTCCG